GAGCTGTCCATTGGACTGCATCACTGGGTCAAGACCCCCCCTTTTCATCATATCCTCTGGGTAATGCAGTTCCTGATTATAAATCACGGAACGCAAGACCTCCATGGAGTCCCAGTCTAGACCTGACTCGAGAAGACTTGTCTCGAAGACATCACGCGTGAATGTCGCGGAAAGATTGTCCGTAGCTGCCGAGTAGTCACCACTTACCCATTTGGGCTTATCCAGAGAGAGGCCACAGGCCTCTTCCTGTCTCAGGATCTCATAGAGATCCGACTTATCCATAGGACGTCCGGTTAGGACGAACTGTGGAAAGGTTTGGAGATGCTTCCAGAGGTCCTTTTGATAGAACCTTGAGAAGTAATAAGACCAACTCTGCCCCTTAGAAATAAGGCGGACCTTGAGGGGTTCAAGGACCGGAGATACCATGATCTTCAACGGTCCCAGTGATGACTCGAAGCGAGCTTGACCTAACACCTGCTCCAGATTCGGACTAGGGAGACCTTTGACCTCGGAAACGAATCCGGGTCTCGTCTCAACCATGTCGAGGAGCTGGTCGTCAGATTCTCCGTAGAGTTGGGTCGACCCGTAGACACGGGCTCCCAACTCCTCTCGGAGAAACTGGCGAGCTCCACCTGTAGAGCGTTTGGACTCATAAGAAGCAGAAGTTGTTGCTTCATAGAGTTTAGGTGTTGTGTGGAAGCCCTTTAGTGCGGCGACCACGTACGGGTCAAACTCGGCACGGACTGCCCAGTTATTTTCTGGGACTTTCGTGAGGATCGTCCGATGTTTAACCATCGTCTGGTGGACATAAGACTTCGGTGCGGGAGCAGCTGCTCTCTTCACACCTTGAAGAATTGTCCAAGGAAGTCTCACTGTCTTCTTTGTGTGCGAGACCAGACGGTTCTTAATGAACCGCTTGGCTGAACCACAAAAGAGAAGAGGTGAGCCGACGAAACCCTCCGGTCTCTCAGGTAAGTCATTCGACTTATCCGTTGCGCGCATCCACCTGGCCATAGGCCAGGCAGTTGCATACTTGGCCCAAGAAATAAACTTTCCTTCAGGCCAAACACGTGTCTTGTTGAACAGCGAAAGCTGATCAGCCAACGGGAGATTCATAAACCGGGAATCAAAGTCATAGAGTGCCTCGAGGTAAGACCTCGCCAAATAGGCTGCTTCAAATGCTGATTCGCCGGGAATCTTCCAACCGTTGGATGTTTTCATCGCTCCGACGAGCACTCCATAATCCTCCATGAGGAGATGGAAAGGCTCATCGGTCTTTAAAGCGATGTGAACGCCTTGTCCAGGGCCATCCCTGGATTGGGTGCCAACTATCCCATCGATTAATGTCAGAGCATTGGTCAGGACCTTGTGTCCTTGGCTCGTGTTTCGAGACATTTGTCGGAGTTTGGTAATCTTTATGTTCAAAGTAAAGATTGTCAG